ATGATTCCGCCCCGCCTTGCGCAAATTGAAGACAAAGACGTCCGTTTCTACGTGGTCGCCCCCTCCTCGGTGAAGTTGGCTCTCAGTGAAGAGGCCATCAGCCGTGGAACGGACCTCTGGTCACTGGGCGGTGCCGTTTTAGCTCAGTGGGTGGCGGCTGGCTGCCCTGACGGCCTGTCTGCCAATACCGCTCCCTCGTCCCCCGCCCCGTCGCCATCGTCGTCGGTCGCAGGACCAAAGGAGCCCGAAGCCTAGCCCCTGCAAGGGCGCGAAGCGGCGTAGCGGACCCTTGCGGGGGTTAGGTGTAGGGCTACGGTCCGACCGCGACCGACAGATGGTGTCGGGGTGAGGGACGAGGAACCCCCGCCCTTGAGCCTGAGGCCGAGGAAGCGCTTTTGACGTTGCTTCTAAGCGTCGGGACGACAAGAGCGACAGGGATCGTTACCCGTAAGGGCCAAGACCGTAAGGGCTTGGTGAGCGAAGCGAGTAGAGCCTGCCCCGTAAGGGGTCGCCAGACAGAACACGAAACAACGCCAACGGCCAAGGCAACAACGCCAAAAGAGGCCAATGGAAACAGCAAGCCCAAAAGGGCAAACAACGAGGAAGTAGCAATGTTCGCAATCCCAGCAGCAACATCCATCACTAGCCTGTTCGTCATCAAGAAAGACTTCTACACGGTGAAAGACACCGGCGAAGTCCGTGCCAACGTCCAAGCCCTGTCGCCTATCCCTGCTGGTAGCAACGGCAACGCCCAGGGCTTCGAAGTCACCGAATACGCCGCTGATGCTTCCTGCCTGGAACAGATCGACCTGAGCGAAGGCCCGGTTGCTTTGACCTTCGAAAGCCAGATTCGCCCGATCACCAACCGTTTCGGCCGCACCACGAACACGCAGATGCTCGTCAAGGTCGTGTCTAGCCAGCCGGCTGCGCGTCAAGCCGCTGATCCTGCCGTTGAGGCTCGGAAGCTGGCTGCTCAGCAGAGCGCAGCAAAGGCTGCTGACCCGGCCAAAGCCAACTAATCGGCCAACTGAAGCGAGGGCGGACCAATGCTGATCGGCGATCAAGTGCTTTGTGACTGCTGCGGTAACGACATGGGCAAGCTCATGGCGCAGCCAGCGCCGCAAAGCGACCTGCTGCCCGATCTTGGACTGCCGCCCTACTTCACCAGTTGCCCGGACTGTGCTGAGTCGCAGCCTGCAACAAAAGGAACTTCCAATGAATAAGCGCCGTTACTTCGTCGCATTGCTTTGGCATTGGTCGATCCCGTTTGTATTCGGAGCGATCGCTGCCTTTCTGGCAATGAGCTGGCAAATGGTCGAACTTCTGCCGGGTATTGAACAGGCATTCGAACAAGCAATTTCGGCTCATTGTGAGGTGAAGTAATGGCCCTGTGCGTTGAACTCGCCGGAACAACTCTGACCGCCGTGGGCGAGTATTCAGAAGCCTGCGCCGGATACGCACTGATGACCGCGCAAGAGTTCGCCAGTACGCCAACATTGGCCGCGCTCTTTGCTATGCCCGAACCTGAGAGTGTCAGAGCTGCCTTCATGGCGGGTCTGTCTCTCCCCCTGATCCTTTGGCTAACCGCCTGGGGATTCGGCGTTGTAGTGGGTTATATCAACTCACGCGTCGAGCCTGTAACAATCGAGGAGTAAAAAATATGGACATGTCTGCCATCGTCAGCGCAGTTGACGCCACCACTATCGTTGCTGCAATTTCCGCAATTGCTGCCATCAAGGTACTGCCTGGTGTCGCGAAATGGGGCTTCAACAAGGTTATCGGCTGGTTCCGTTAATCGAGCTGACCCGCTCAGAGGCTCCTTCGGGGGCCTCGTTTGTTTCCGGGGTGCCAAATGTTAATTCAGTTCGGAATATTCTTTTGGGGGGCACTATGCGCCTGGGCAATTATCTTCGGGTTTTCTCGGCACTGAGTTTTTTGCTGCTTTGGCATTCGCCTGTTAGTGCTGAGGATTATTACTGGGTCGCTGATGCTGGCGATAGAACGCGTGAATCCAGTCCTCAAGCTGCATGCCAGACACTTATTACTGTTTCGACCTATACATATACTTCCTATCGGCTTGGCCCTAAATTCTCCGAAACACGTTTTAACTGTGAGGGCTTTGCTCCTAAGGCCCAAGTTTGGACATCGGCAGGTTTTGCCATTCGGGGTGGTGACGCATGCCCCGCTGGATCCGAATACAACTCCACAACCGGCGAGTGTGTCGCCCCCGAAGAAGACGAATGTGCCGACAAGGCTGGCATCGACGAGGGCTTTTCCAAGGCTGGCACCGCGCCTGATTCCTTCGTCACTATTGCTTCTAACGGTTTTGCTATCCCGCAGCGCCAAGGCTGTAAGGGCGGCTGTGCTATGGAGTTCCACGATATTCGAGGAAAAACCAACACATCGGGCGCTTATTTATATCGTGGCACAGGCACTTATACCGGTCAGCAATGCGCAACTACTGGAACCGGCGATCAGATCGACGAAGACACCAACGAAAGTACCGATCCGCAAACAATCAAGGAAGACGTTCCATGTGTTTATTCCTCGGTTGGTGGAAATCAAGTCTGCGAGTCGAAGAAAAGCGAGGAAAGGGAAGGCCAGTCTTGCGGGACTGTTAATGGCGTTCCGACTTGTGTTCAAACTGTTCCCCTCAAGAATGGCGTTGATATCAGCACTGAAGTCACGACAGAAACTCACGCTGACGGTTCTAGCACCATCACTAAAAAAGACACGGCAACTTCGACAACATGCACGGGCATTAATAGTTGCACTTCTAAAACGGCTACCACTACAACGGTTATTCAGAAAGATGCTGATGGCAATACTGCTAGCACTGAAAGCAATTGCACGGGTGCGGCATGTGGTAGTTCATATAATCCAGACCGTGACGGTGACGGCTTGGGTGACGGGGATGGCGAGGAAGGTCAGGACTGGTACACGTCTGGTGATGATACATTCGAAAGTGTGTTGACCCAGTTCGCAGCCGATGTAAAGCAGACGCCGATTGCTTCCAAGACAACTAGCTTTCTTACGTTCCGAGCTTCGGGCGCTTGTCCGACTTGGTCTGTTAGTGTTTGGGTGTTCGATATTGATATCGACCAGCTTTGTTCCGGCGACATTCCTTGGGACGCTATCAGGGCTGTGATTCTTGCTGCTGCTGCGTTTCTGTCGTTCCGCATTGCTTTGTTCTGAGGTGAGTTATGGAGTTCTTTACGCTTGCGTTTTGGGAGGGGCTTTGGGATGACGCTACTGAGTATCTGGATGATTGGCCGATCCGCATGCTCAAGAGTCTCCTTGATGGTGTCTTGAAAGTTCTCAACGGCATTGTTCCTCCTGACTTCATGGCTACGCCGATTAGTGATCAGCTTGGTCCGGTGATGGAGTTCATCGGGTTCTTCTTGTCCCAGTCGGGTATTACGGAAGCCTGCGCCATGCTGCTGTCGGCTGTGATGTTCCGCCTCGGTCGCAAAGCGATCACGCTTGGTAGGTGGTAACCATGGCTATCCACTTTCATGAGGGTTTGCCGGGAGCGGGCAAGTCGTATGAGGCGTGCGTGTTTCATATCCTGCCTTCGCTGAAGGCTGGGCGTCAGGTGGTCACAAACATCCGAGGTATCAACTGGGAAAAGTTCGCTGAGTTGCTCGATGAGCCTGTCGAATATATCCAGATGCTGTTGATCTATATCGAGCCGGCCGAACAGGATGGCGATTCCGGCGATATCGAGCGCGTGAAGAATGAGTTCGCCGACAAGACCCCGGACAACGCCATGATTGTTTGGGATGAGATTCAGGATTACTTTCCCAGCGGCAATTACAAGCTACCGCTGAACCAGCAGAAGTTTTGGACAGAACATCGGCATCGCGGACTTGAGATCGTCATCATGGGTCAGGACCGTGACGACGTGCATAAGATCATTCGGAGCCGGATCGAAGACATTATTTACTTCTTAAAGCTTCAGGCTGTAGGCCGACCGAACCAGTACAAATGGGAACAGCTTCAAAAGCAGGCCAAAGGCAAGTTTGTGAAGATCGGTTCCGGCGTCCGCTCGTACGATTCAAAATACTTCGGTCTTTACTCTAGCCATAGGCGGGAGAGCGTAAAGGGTGGCGTCTACCAGACATCCCGAACTAACGTCCTGAAGAACTCCAAGCTGCTTTCTCTCGGCGTTCCGGTCGCGTTCTTGGGTGCGATCTATGCCGTTGTTCATCTGTACGGCTTCTTTACCGGCACTGGCGGTGCTGTTGCTAAGCCTGCCACTGCTGTGACTGTTGAGCGATCAGCCGAGCCTGTTTCAGGGCTGACCAATCCAGAGCCGCCAACAATGACCGCTGGCACGGTCACCAGTCGCACGACCGAGCATTCGGACGCGGATCAATCGCCGCCGATTGATTACCTGGACAACCTTGCGCAAAAGCATTTGGTCCGCGCTACGGCGATCATTGATAGCAAGAAAAAAGGCAAAGAGCTGATGGGCGAAGTCGAGTTGCTCGACAGCTCCTATCACGTGAAAGAGCGCTTCAGCGTCTCCGAGATTCGCGCCCTGGGCTGGACCGTCACCCGAACTGGTTACGGATTGCTGCTCGAAAAGCAGGGTGTCGCCTATGTCGCTCGCACGTGGCCAATTGAACTCCGCGCTCGCGTCGATCGACGGACAGTCGATAGCCTGGGCCCGGGCGCAAGCGGCTTGCCGCGCGCACGGGAACAGGCTTCATCTCAATCCGCTGATATCGTTTCGGTCGGTTCCGGCAATCCTGGCCATCTGTGGTGATCGTTATGGCTGATGAACTGATTGAAATTCAGGCGCCTGGCGGCGTGATCATCGTTGCGCCGGTGGATGGCTGGCGTTTCTGCGAATGCGACAGTCGATCTGATGGCTCGGACTGGTGCGATGACTGCCGTGAACGCTTTGAACAGTCTTGGGATGAGAGTTTCGATTCCGTGGGCCGGCCGCTTCATGATGAGCAAGCCTCGGCGGGCGCAAGCGGCTTGCCGCGTGCCCGTCGAGGCTTGTCCGTCTCTAGTGACGTCCCTGTAGCACGTCAATAACACACGAATGAAAACGGTCAATAACAGTCAGTAAGGATCAGTCATGGCAAAGGATCAAATTCGAGTTCTGTTCGGTGCGGATGGCGAAGTCGTCGAGAGCCCGAAGGGCCGCTTCTTTTTTGATAGTCACCTGGCCAAGTTCGCCGACTTGTCAGGTGTACGCCTGTTGCGTTGCGGCGTAGATACCGTTCGCCAGCTCTATGAGGGCCTGTTGCGGCCCGAACTGCTGGCGCTGTTCGGTGACAAGCCCGGCGTGGTCGATTTTGCCGGCTATCGCTTTCATGCCTCCCGTGTGGGCCGCGATAGCGGCTATCAGTTCAAGCTCCAGAATTCTGACCTCGGGCTGGTCCTGCTCCTGAAAAACTTCAACCGCAAGCTTGATGCCATTGGGCCGCACCTCAAAATCGAAGTATCGCCTCATGCGATTGACGCTCACGAGCCTGAACGCCTTCAGCAGCTCATGGATCGTCTGGCCGGCGAAGCTATGAGCAACGTGGTACCGAAACAGTGCGCGGTGCACATTGCGGTCGATTTTCAGGGCTGGAATCCCCCTGACGATATGGTGGCCCGCATGCACTGTAAGGCTACTAGCATTCGCAGCTTCGACGGCGTTAACCGTTTCGAGTGGGCCGACAAGTCGGCCACCTATGGCCGTGGTCAATCCTTCCTGTTCGGCTCTGCGGGCGCCTGCCAGCTTGGTTTCTACAATAAGACTCTTCAGGCTCGCGCTATCGACAAGCTCGACTTCTGGGAAAGCGTCTGGAAGCGTAGCGACAGTTTCGACGAAAGCGACCCTGACAATTACGACCCCGAACAACCGGTGTGGCGTGCTGAGTTCCGTTTCCATCACTCCATCGTTGACCAGTTCGCGGCCGGTAGCTGCTCTACCGAATCCGGCCAGTTCATTGAGACACGAACCTTCGCAGAGTTTGCGCCCCATCTGGATGGTCTCTGGCGTTATGGCTTCAGCCGTTTTCGTCTCATGTCACGCCCTGGGGTCATCGAGCCGATCTGGACACTGCTGCGGGACGATGTGACCGTCGAGACGGGTGTCAGCTCCCTGGTCGATGAGACCTATTACAAGCGTCAATACAAGACCGCCAAGGGTTTCAGCGGTAAGAACATCGATCTGATGATGGGCAATGCCATTACGCTCGCTGCGCGGCAAGGGTTGGACGCAAAGAAGACGTATCAGGCTCTTAAGAGCCTGCCCTTCTGGCCACTGATCCGCACCTATTACCGTGACAAGGGCATGACGCCTCAAGACGTGCGGGCCATGATCGGTGAGCGCCTGGAGGAACGTGTGGTCCGATGGGGAGTTGCGGTCTGATGGCAATCGAACAATTGCCGGATGGCCGCTGGAAAGTCGACGTTGAGCCCGTCAAGGGCAAGCGGTTTCGCAAGACGGTCAAAACCAAAGCAGAGGCGCTTCGGTTTGAAGCGACGCGTCGTGCTGAGTGTATTCAGCCTGCTAGCTGGAATCCTAAGCCGCGTGACAATCGCAAGCTGAGCGAATTGATTCAGCAGTGGTACAAGCTGCATGGCCATGCCATTACAAGCGGGCGACGTCGTGCAAACTTACTGCAGTTGATGGCAAAGCGATTGGGTGATCCGGTAGCTCGCAAGCTCACTGGCGCGGATATCGTGGATTTGCGTCGCCGGGAATTGGAAGCTGGCGCCAAGCCTAAATCGGTGAACAACCGGTTGTCTTTTCTCAAGACGGTCTACAACGAACTGTATCGCCTTGGCGATATCGACTATCTGAATCCTTTGGCCAAGGTGAAGCCGCTTAAGCTTCAGGAAGTAGAGCTGTCGTTTTTGCAGGTTGATCAGATTCGGACGCTACTTGATGCCCTGGACAAAAGCCGGTCCAGTAGCGTGCGTTTGATTGCTGAGGTTTGTTTGGCTACGGGTGCTCGATGGTCTGAGGCTCAAGGGTTGTGCTTTGAGCGTGTACGGAATGACACGGTGACTTTTGTTAAAACGAAGTCCAAGCGCGTCCGCACGGTTCCTATCAGTCCTGAATTGGCCGCTCGGGTGAGTGCCTATCTCGAAGCCAAGGGGCGCTTTGCTATTGCTATGCGTGCGTTCCGTAATGCCCTTAAGGCCAGCGGGATTGTCTTGCCTCGTGGGCAGGCTAGCCACGTGCTGCGGCATACTTTTGCTAGTCACTTCATCATGAACGGTGGGGATATCGTGACGCTAAGCAAGATTCTGGGTCACTCGTCATTGGCCGTTACCATGCGCTATGCGCACCTGTCGCCGTCGCATTTCAAGGAAGCTGTGCGGTTCAATCCGTTGGATGGTTTCGACACTTCTTCGACACGCGTTGTCGCGGCCGGAATGAAATCTCTTGAAAATCAACCACTTGGAGCGGATTCGCTGTAG